GCATGGAATATTTATACTACCAGCAAAAGAAGAACCAAAGGAATCAATTGTTACTCCAGTCGAAGATTAAACGTAAGGCTAGAACAGTACCATTTGGTTATAAGAAAGATGAAACAGGAGAATACCTGTTACCCATTGAATCAGAACTAGAAGCATTAGAACAAGCAAAGAATTATTTAAAAACATGTTCATTGAGAGAAGTGGCAATATGGCTAACAAGAAAAACAGGAAGGTACATCTCATATGTCGGACTTAACAAAAGAGTTAAACGAGATTCCACCTCCAAAGCCAAAGAAGATAGTCAAGAGAAAAGCCAAACGATCAGCTAAAGAAATTTTAGCAAGAACACGTAAGAAAGTTGCAAAGGCAGAACAATCTTTACGTTCAGCCAAAGCTCATGCAGAAAATACCAAAAAGAAATTGTTAACCATTAACAAAGCTTTAGATGGTAAAGAGCAACAACTTATAACACAAGACGTAATAGATGAAGCTCCTAAAAGTATACAGGAGCATATTTCTCAGCAGAAGGTTATATTCAAACCTAATAGAGGACCCCAAACAGAATTCCTAGCTGCACCAGAAAGAGAAGTATTCTATGGAGGAGCAAGAGGTGGTGGTAAGTCATATGCAATGTTAATTGACCCACTACGATATTGTCATAAAGAAAATCATAGAGCATTATTACTCAGACGGACAATGCCAGAGTTAAGAGATTTGATTAATCATTCTCAAAGATTATACTCACGAGCATTCCCAGGAGCAAAATGGAGAGAGCAAGAAAAAGAGTGGAGATTCCCGTCAGGAGCAAAGATAGAGTTCGGGTACGCAGAGAACATGACAGACGCTTTACGTTACCAAGGGCAATCTTACACATGGATAGGAATAGACGAACTTCCACAATATCCTTCGCCAGATATATATAATTTTCTAAGATCGTCACTTAGATCAGTTGATCCTGATATACCAGTTTATATGAGAGCTACAGGTAATCCAGGTAATGTAGGATCACAATGGGTTAAAGAGATGTTTGTAGATCCTATAGATCCAAATACAGCTTTTAACGTAGAGATAACTACACCCAAAGGAATAAAATATATAACCAGAAGATTTATTCCTGCAAAGTTACAAGACAATCCGTACCTTATGCAAACAGATGATTACTATGCAATGTTATCATCTTTACCAGAAGTACAAAGAAAACAATTTTTAGATGGAAATTGGGATGCATTTTCAAATGCAGCATTTCCAGAATTTGATAGGGAGATTCATGTTGTTGAACCTTTTGAAGTACCTAAAGGCTGGCAGCGTTTTCGTGCTGCAGATTGGGGCTACTCTTCTCCTGCTTGTGTTCTTTGGTTTGCTATTGATTATGATAATAATTTATGGTTATATCGAGAATTATATACCCAAAAGATTACGGCAGATGTATTTGCACGAAAAGTCTTAGAGCTAGAACGTGGAGAATACATACGCTACGGGGTCTTAGACGCTAGTACATGGGCAAAACGAGGTGATATAGGTCCAAGCATTGCAGAAACGATGATTCAAGCAGGATGTCGCTGGAGACCTTCTGATAGAACTCCTAAAAGCAGAATTAGTGGTAAATTAGAAATCCACAAAAGATTAAAAATAGTTGACGAAAAGAAAAAAGAACCAGGTCTTAGAATATTTGCTACCTGCAGAAACTTATTAAGAACTTTTCCAACACTTCCATTAGATGATAATAATCCAGAGGATATTAATACACACGTGGAAGATCACGCATATGACGCATTAAGATATGGCTGCATGAGTAGACCAATGCATACAAGTTATGCAAATAGATTTAATAAAACTCCTAGACCACAATTTCAACCCGTAGATAGAATGTTTGGATATTAGGAGTGATCAAAAAGAAAATAAAAAAATTACCAGAAATCAATAAGAAAAATTTTCCATATGATTTAGTAATTATATATTGGGAAGATATAATTAGTAATTCCGAATGGACTTATATTTCAGAAATTAAAAAATCAAAAACTGCTATTTGTAAAAGTGTAGGTTGGTTAGTTGAAGAAAATTCAAAGACAACAGTTATTATGGCAGATTTAGGTTTTGAAGATAATCAAGAAATTAAACAGGGTGGCTCATATACCACCATACCTACTAAAAACATATTGTCAATTAAAAAAATAAAAATATAAAATAATATTATGGCTGACTTAAAGCAAAAACTTAAAAATATAAAATCTGCTTATAAACTAGAACTTAACAAAGAAAAAGTAGGTGTAGGTACTGTTGTGCCTATGACACAGGCTATTGCAGGATCTGCATTACTTATAGGCGGTGCACCTATAGCACATAAAATAGAGAAGTTTTTTAAAAAAAGAAAAGAAAAAAAAGAAACAAAACAAAAACAAAGTATGACTTCTAATAAAGCATACTCAAGTAAATTTTTTGGACATACAGATAATAAAAACAAATAGGAGAAACCCATGGCAAGAAAAAAGAAAACAAGAACAGTATCAGATGTCATTGAGGATATCAGAGAGTTACATGAAAAGGAAGAAGACTTATTAATGGAACTTGAAGATTTAACTGAAGAGTCTGATATTGAAGAAGGAGATGAATAATGGAAACTAAATTTGACCCAAATGCTAAAGTTAAAGCAGGAGATCTTGGTACAGCACCTGATGGTAAACAGCCAAATCAGGAAGCTACTAATATTGACTTTAGTAAACATGCACCTGGAAAGTATCAATCTAAAAATTACTTAGAATCTGAAGAAGGTTCTTTGTATAAAGATGGAAAATATGTTACTAAATCAGGTAAAGAGCATGTACAAGATTCTTTATTTAAATTAGCTGACCAAAAAGATTATTAATAAACAATTAAGGAGATAAAAATGCCAAAAGGATATGGATACCCAAAAGGTGATGCAATTTTAGGAAAGATTAAACAAGGTGAACTTGGTTCTGGTGATGCTAAAGCTAAAAATGGCAAACTAGAAATTAATCCTAATCAAAAAATTAAACAAGGTGATTTAGGAACTGGTGCTGATAAAGCAGCTAAGAAAAGCAAAGTTGACCCATCTATTTTTAAAATGGCTGAACAAAGAGATTACTAGTCATGGCTCTAACAGACTCAGGTAGTAAAAAAAATAAAAATTACAGTAATGATAAAGCAGCTTTAAAAGCAAAAGCTAAACGTATGCTTGTTGCTGATGTATCTGCTAATGATATTAAATTAATTAATAAATTTACTAATAAGTCTTCAAAAGTAAGTGATGTTAGAGATTTAGAAGAATATGCAGGATTAGGATTAAGTAAAGGTGAACATGCTATAACTGATGCTGAAATAAAAAAAGTTATATCAGGTGAAATAAAAAAACCTACGGGGATACATAAAAAGAAAAAATAATGAATACAAAAAAATATACTAACGAGCACGGTAAATTTAACCAATTTGATAAGTACTCTAATATATTTAAAAAAGAAAAAGAAGAAAAGCCTGTATTCAAAGTTACTAATTTACCTGGACAAGAAGTTATGCCTGGAGAAAAAAAATCTTCAACACTTGATTTAGAAACAGCAAAAACAATAAGTGGTAATCCTTCTTTGACAAGAGAAGAATTAAAATCTTTTAAAGAGACTGCAAAAGATAAACAAGAAATAGAATCAAATATATAAAATGGATATACAGAACGAAAACTTAGATCCATTTGTTGGATTTATAAGAGAGAAATTCCAACAATCGGAAACAGCTAGACTCTATGATGAGAAGAGATGGCTTAAAGCTTATCGAAATTATAGAGGATTATACGGACCAGAAATGGCATTCCGTGATAATGAAAAATCTAAAGTTTTTGTTAAGATAACTAAAACAAAAGTACTTGCCGCTTTTGGACAAATTATTGAAGTATTATTTTCTAGTGGTAAATTTCCAATTGGTATAAGACCTACAACAGTTCCTGAAGGAATTGATGAATATGCACATATTACAAAAGTAGGACAACCACAACAGGTAAATGGTCAAGCTCAACCTGATGGACAAGATATGGAAAGTCCATATGGTTTTGCTGGAGATGGTGGTGAATTACCTAAAGGTGCAACTGCTGAATCTTTAATGAAAGATTTATCACAGCACTATAAAAATTTAGGTTTTGAAGAAGGACCTTCACCTGATAATAAATCAATGCCACAAATTGAACCTGCAGATATGGCAGCAGGTAAAATGCAAAAATTAATTCATGATCAATTAGAAGAAAGTGAAGCTATTACAATTCTTCGTCATGTATTTTTTGAAATGTGTTTATTAGGTACTGGTATTTTAAAAGGACCTTTTACAACTGAAAAAACACAATACTCATATGCTTCAGATGAAGAAACAGGTGCACTTGCATCTATGGAAAAATCTAAAGTAGTACCTTCAATTGAAGCAGTATCATGTTGGGATTTTTATTCAGATCCAAATGCAACTAGTATGAATGATGCTGAATATGTTATTCAAAGACATTCACTTAATAAAGAACAGTTTGCAGCATTAGCTAAAAAACCTTTATTTAAATTAGATGCAATTCGTGAATGTTTAGAAATGGGACCTAACTATCAAACAAGAGGATATGAAGCTTCTTTATATGATAGAGAAAATGTTCAAACACTTTATAAAAATAGATTTGAAGTTTTAGAATATTGGGGATTAATTTCAAAAGATATTGCAAAACAATTAGATTTAGAATTTGATGATGAGTTAGATGTTATATCTGTTAATGTATGGATATGTGGAAATAAAGTTTTAAGATGTGTAGAGAATCCATTTACACCAAAAAGAATACCTTACATGGTATGTCCATATGAATTAAATCCATATCAATTTTTTGGAGTAGGTATTCCAGAAAATATGCAAGACTCACAACAAGTTATGAATGGTCATGCAAGAATGGCAATTGATAACTTAGCCCTATCAGGTAATTTAATATTTGATGTAGATGAAACTTTATTAGTACCAGGTCAAGATATGAAAGTATTTCCTGGAAAAATATTTAGAAGACAAAGTGGTCAGCCAGGAGCAGCAATTCATGGTGTTAAGTTTCCAAATACATCACAAGAGAATTTGATGATGTTTGATCGGTTTAGACAATTAGCTGATGAAGCAACAGGTATTCCTTCATACTCACATGGTACAACAGGAGTACAATCAACTACTAGAACAGCAGCGGGTATGTCTATGCTCATGGGTGCTGCAGCTCTAAGTATTAAAACAGTTATCAAAAATATTGATGACTATTTATTAAAGCCCCTAGGACAATCTTTATTTCATTGGAATATGCAATTTAATATTGATAGACCAGAAATAAAAGGTGATTTAGATATTAAAGCACAGGGAACATCTTCTCTAATGCAAAAAGAAGTTAGATCACAAAGACTAATGACATTTATGCAGACAGCTTCGAACCCATCGTTAGCACCGTTTGTTAAATGGCACACATGTTTAAAAGAAGTTGCTAAATCTTTAGATATTGATCCAGATCAATTAATCAATGATCCAGAGAAAGCAGCAATATACGCACACATAATGGGGATGGCAAATGGAAATCAACAAAATACAGGCAATAGTGGACAACAAAGCCCAATGGCAAATATGGGAGGAGCACCTGCAGGAGCTTCGCCAACAGATCCAACAGGAGCTGGAGGTGGCAACATCGGTACAGGTAATGCACCAATGCCAGGGGAAGCTGGCTTTAGTTCGAAAGCTACTCAGCCTACCACAGGCACTAAAACGCAGTAAGGAATAATATGGTAAAAACTTGGAATGTAGATAGAAAAAAAGGTGGTACTTATTCATTTAAGATAGATGCTCAAGGAAATTATGGATTACAAAAAGATGGATTTGAAGGTGTTAAAACTTTAAATCTTCCAGAATTAAAAAAAGAAGATACTAAAACTACTACTACAATTCAAGATACTAAAAAAATAAGTGATCAAACTCAAAAAGCATTTGGGGATGTTCAACCATTTTACTATCAAGGTGGTGGTAGAGATGCAAGTCAATACACTACAGAATATGATATGGTTAAAGATAAGTCATTAGATACTAGTCAACCTATGGTAGCAGGTGATACTTTTGCACAAGCTAGACAAAAGATGACTACTGATGATGCTTATCTTGGTAAATCTGCAGATACAGTAGTTACAAAAAAAACTGATACTATACCTGCATGGGCTAAAGGAGTTGATAAAAGAGGATATGAAAATATTAGTAAAGATACATCTGTTAAAGCTACCGATCAGATTAGTAGAGCAAATGTTGACAAAGTATTAGAGGAAAGAGCAAAACAAAAAGATTTAAATAGATTTTCTGGAATGGTAGGACCACAAAAACCATCACCATATCAAGATGCAATAATGAGAGGTGAAAGAGGTGTTAAATACGAAAAACCAGGAATACCTCAAAAAGCAAAGGTAACTAACACTGGACTTAAAGCAGTAAAAACTACATCAAATGTTTTGTCTAAAGCTTTTAATATTGGGTTTAAAACACCAGCAATGATGTTAGTAGATGCTGTAGTAGGACCACCAACAGCTACACAAACACATGCTAAAGGTTATTTTAATGTTAGAGATGATGGGAGAATAGCAGGTAATGCTTCAACAGATTTATATGCAGGAATGAATAGAGTATCAGCATTTGGTAATTTAGAAAAAGCTGGTGCTAAAAGAATAGCTACTAGAGAAAAAACTATTGCTAAAAAAGGATATGGTCCTGGTGATAAATTTTATGAAGATACTCAAAATATGAAAAATCAACAAGATTCATATACAAGAGATAAGCATAAAGCAGTTGCAAAAGATGCAGTTAAAAAAGGTGCTAATCCAAATAATCCAGCAGAAATGCATGCAGCAAGTAAAAAAGCTAGTAATGAAAAAGGTAATAGTGGAAATGGTGGAGGTAACCCAAGAGTTATCTGTACAGAATTACATAGAACAGGAGAAATGTCTACTGTTGATTGGATAAGAGATACAAGATTTACATTTAAAACTTTAACACAAAAGCATGTTAAAGGATATTTATTTTGGGCAGTACCAACTGTTAAACTTATGAAAAAATATCCACTATATAGAAAAATTTGGAAACATCTTGCACAACATAGAGCTAATGATATAGCATGGAGATTAGATGAAGGTAAATTTGATTTACTTGGAAGAATATATGCAGGTATAGGAGAACCTTTATGTTGGTTAATTGGAAATTGTGTAAGTGATAAACATATAAAAGAATTTAATATTAAAAATTGGAGAAGGGTATAATGGCTATAGGACCAGATAATCAAGTAACTACAACAGGATTAATGGGAGCAACACCAAATTTACCTGCTGCACCTGATATGTCAGGATTAGGTCAAGGTCAGGCACAACAAACTCAAACTCAAGCACCAGCACCAATGGCAAAAAGACCTGCACCTGAAAGAACACAAGATCCAAATA